TTTAGCAAACAATTGGTTAGATAAGTGGTTGGAACACTATCTGTGCCTCGAACATCTACACTATTGTCTTGCATGATAATGTTCCTTATGTTAGCAGTGCCGGTACCTCTAGTGATGCCTGCTGTACCGTTATTTGAGATTTGCGAATTATTAGTTGTCCCTAATAGAGTACAGTAGGTCCCAGTAAGATCAACTGCGTTGCCTGTATTACTTGATATAGCATAAACAATGTTTAGGATTTGGCGACTATTTGTTGTTTGTACCGCATATAGACTAAACGTATTAGCAACAGCGTGTCCTATTGTTTGAGTCATAAAAGTAGGAACACTAGTAGACGTAGCAACGTTATTGTTGTTAGCCGCTACAATATCAATATTCATATTGTTTCCGCCAGTAAAATAAAAACCTGTGTCAGATCTGACAAAGGCTACTTTAGAAACATTTACCCAGTTTTTAGAGTTGTTGTCAATAAGTCTTCCAAAACCGTTTGCACCGTCTAACCATGTCTCTAAGGTCTGTGTACTCATGTCGGTACGATTCCAACCGCCACTAAATGTGATTGGACTTCCGTCAGTACCACTATCTTGAATTAACTGAAGTGATGTGCTAGTTGCTGTTGCCGGACCTAACCTAATAGCCTCCCGTTTCCACGTTGTTACTGTCTCACTGGTTCCGTAATAGCCACGTACACCAGCAGTAACAGGTAGTTGCTGAACACCACCATCCAGCATTACACGAGTCCCGTTAATACTTTGAATACCCCAAAACGTCTCGCCAGTAGTATTTTTACCAATCAAACTGGTGAGCGTTAGGCTGTCAGCAGAACTACTGGCTTTGCAGGCAATAATATTAGAAAAAAGAAATTTTTGAGCCGCGTTGTCTGTATTGACATAAAGTGCGATACTTTGAATGCTACTACCAAGATTAGTAGCAAGATCAACGGTAACTGGCATCCAGCGATTAAGGACAACTAAGTTTGGAATACTGATGGTATTGACTGCAGTAACACCAGCTGTATCAGAACAAAGTCGAAGATCAACGGATCCAGCAGCTCCAACTACACCGCTCGTTTGTTTAATCCAAAAACTAACTTGTTGATAACCACTTAAATTTAGTGTTCCGGTAGGCCAATAGGCAGCTAAACCGGTTGTGAAACCTATACCGATAGTAATAGCGTCTGATTGGTTATGCTCTTTAAAATCTGTTGTGTCAAGAGTTGTTGTTACATTGACAGCATCAGCAGATGTCCATGCTGTACGTCCAGGTCCGGTGCAAGCAATATTTTGCGTTACTGCACTGACCAGAGTTACGCGACTGTTATTACGGAGACGAACCGTGCCAGTACCACCACCAACTCCGTTGCCACTGCTGCCATTTAGTGTAAAAGTATTGGCTCCAGTATTAGTAATTTCCCAAGTACCGTTTGCATTTGTATTGACGGTGTGCCCTGTAATTACAACAGTATCGCCCGTGCTGTAACCGTGGGCTGTACAAGTAACGCTAATTGGAGTGGCATTTGTGCTGCTGGTAATGCTTTTTGTTGCTTGTAATACGCTGCTTGTCCATACGCCATTTTGCCCAAGGCTTGTTGGTGCAGGGCTGCCCATCATACGGATTTCGTCGCCCGGTGCAATGCGAGCTGCTGTAGCGCCGCTGGTTATTGTTTTCCACCTGTTGGCGAACGTTAAGCCGTTGTTGGCATCGTTACCATTTTCAAAATCAAGGTAAAAAGTTGCCATAAATCACGCCGTGTATTTGATCCAAATGTCACCGTCTACACCACCTGTTGGGTCAGCGGTGCTGGTGGTGATGTTACGCGTTGCTGCAGTACCTAGTCCTAGTGTAGTACGTTGAGCGCCGGAGTCAACATCATCTAGGAGGGCGCGACCAGCGGAAGTGCAAGTCACCTCTTCAATGACGCCAGCGCCAGTGCTAGAACGCCCTAATAGTTTATCGGTGCCAGAAACATTTTGAATTTTGGCGTAAGTTACTACACTGTTGTCAATAGTCCACGTAGTTCCAGAAGATGAAACAGTAATATCTCCTTTATCACCATCTGTTAGGCCAATTACCGTACACGATAAGGTACCTGTGGACAAGCTCAAGCCTGTTCCAATGCTGATTTCTTCTGCAACACCTGTGCCGGCTGTAGACCGTCCCAACAACCGATTGGTTGTCATTGAAGTGGAAATAGTTGGCGTTGTTCCACCGCTGCTAGTAATCGGCCCAGTGGCATCTACAGACGTGACAGGAGCAGTCCCACTAGAGGCAGAAGTAATTCGGCCTTTAGCGTCGACTGTAATCGTCGAATAAGTGTAAGAGGCTGCCGTAACGCCTGTATTAGATAAAGTTGCGGCAAATGAACCGGTGCCGGAACCAGTTACATCTCCGGTAAGGGTAATAGTTTGATCACCTGTATTTGTGCCACTACTCGTGCCAGAAAATGTACCATTTTGCGTAGCAAGCGTGCCAAGGCCTAACGTTGTCCGTTGCGCAGCCGCATCAACATCATCTAGTAAAGCCCGACCAGCTGATGTACAAGTAATTTCTTCAATAACACCAGCGCCAGAACTGAGCCGACCTAGCAACCTATCAGTTGCTGAAACATCCTGAATTTTGGCGTAAGTAACAGCTTTATTATCAATTGTCCAGCTGGCGCCCGAAGAAGAAACAGTAATATCTCCCTTATCACCATCTGTTAAACCAATAACACTAGAAGATAACGTTCCTGCCGATAAGCTTAGACCTGTACCAATACTAATTTCTTCTGCTACACCAGTCCCTGCTGTCGAGCGTCCTAGCAACCGGTTGGTCGCCATCGAGGTAGAAATGGTCGGTGTCGTGCCACCACTGCTTGTGATTGGTCCTGTTGCAGATATAGCCGTGACAGGCGCGGTTCCGCTGGATGCTAATGTGATCCTTCCTTTAGAATCGACTGTAATCGTTGCATACGTATAAGAGGCTGCTGTAACACCCGTATTAGAGAGTGTGGCAGCAAACGAACCAGTTCCAGAGCCAGTTACATCTCCAGTGAGGGTAATAGTTTGATCACCTGTATTCGTACCACTGCTCGTGCCGGAAAACGTACCATTTTGTGTGGCAAGCGTACCTAAACCAAGTGTTGTTCGTTGTGCTGCAGCATCAACATCATCTAAAAGAGCACGACCTGCTGATGTACAAGTAATTTCCTCAATTACGCCAGCGCCAATACTGGAACGGCCTAACAGCTTATCAGTGGCCGAAACGTCTTGAATCTTTGAATAGGTAACAGCTTTGTTATCAATGGTCCAATTTGCACCGGAAGAGGAAACAGTAATGTCACCTTTATCCCCATCAGTAAGCCCAACAACACTAGAAGATAACGTTCCCGAAGAAAGATTTAATCCAGTACCAAGGTTAATTTCTTCTACCGATCCTGCGCCTGCACTGCTGCGTCCAAGCAAACGACTTGTGGCTGAAACATTTTGAATTTTCGAATAGGTTATAGCGCCGTTATCAACTGTCCATACAGCGCCACTGCCTGAAACAGTAATATCACCTTTATCTCCATCCGTAATACCAGTTCCGGGGATACCCTGAGGTCCTTGGGGACCAGCCGTCTTTACTTTGACAATCTTGCTGTTAACAGCATTGACAATTGTTCTGTTGGAGTTTGTAGTAATGACAATTTTTGTCATGCCGTATACCCCTCAGAAACATAAAAAGTTCCTTGAATATAGTAATCTTTGATCCCGCCGGGACTTGTCAGCAATACATCGTAATAGCATTTGTCGACAGTTAAAGAGGCCGTTTGAACATCAGTCAAACTTAATTTAACTTGTCCGTTTAACCTGTCTACGTAAGTAACAGTAAAGTCTAAATATTTTACAGTCCTATCGACATTCCAAAGCTGAGATGCAACGGTCCACCCAGTCAGATCAATAGGATTGCCTTCATCATCCTCGAACTGCAAATCCATATCGTAAACAGCACGACGCTGCAATTCGTCATCGTAACGCGCTGGATGTACCGACACTTCTTAGCAGTTGCAATCTAATATTGATTTTAACAGCCATTGAAACTTTTTATGCGCCCGACCCCGCTCTACGCCTAGATCAAGCGTCAACTGATCACCCATTGCCTCGGACTTAGCCGCCAATTCCTCAAACCGCATTGCTAACGAATTGTGGTTCGCCGCCAGTTGAGCAATAATCCCTTCTTGATTGAAGCAATCTTCTAAAGGAATTGCCGGAAGCGTAGAGTAGGTCAGATCTTCAACTGTTTTTGGAGTAGCAATATCTAACGAACGAATATGCTCGGCAACGGTATCAATACCGTCCTGCATTTCTTCGTAGATCATTTCCGTTAATTTATGGATCTGATAAAACTTACCTCCCATCAAACCCCAATGCACCAGCAGCGTTTGCTGGTAAAGGTGCATTGAATCTCGCAGACACTGGACTAAGTGACAATAACAAGACGACTTAGCTTCTTCCTCTTTGATTTTTGCCACTTTAATTACCATTTTGTAACATTAGCCCAATAGGCTGCAGATCCTTTGCCCTTGGCAATATTCTTGGCGTGACGGGCTTTAAAGCTTGCACGCTTCTTTTTCATTCTATCCGATTCACCTTCCTTCGGTTTACCTGCGGTTTCGGCTCCCTGCTCACCAAAACGAATAATCTTCTCTCCACCAGGAACATCATCTCCACATGCTTTAACGACGTGGGATTTTGTGGGATGATCCGGTGTCCTAACCGGCTTATTACATTTAAGCCGGTCTTTGGCTAATCGTTTTGCCTTAGCTCGGTCAGCCATTTTTACACTACAATCTGGCCAGATGCCACTTTAGTTTTAATATCATTCGGTACAGCGCCATGTGCCAGTTGATCAAACCCAGAGGGAATTCGCTCTTCCTCAAGGCGCCCCATGAGTTCTTCTACTTTCCCATCTAAAAAGCGTTTCGCGTCAGGTCGCGATCCAGCCGATGTAGCAATCATTGGAGATATACGGGACCGCAGCGTCCGTTGAAGTTAATTTAATCGAGCAGGGTTTCTGCTCCATCCATTTATTTAGTTTATCAAGCCTCTGCTCGCAGTAGTCGGGGTTCGCTTCTGTATAAAAGATAGAAAGTAGCGTCGATCCTTTATTCCTGTTGCAGCGGCAACAGCAACAAACCATGTTGTTCTTTACGTTCTGTCCGCCCTTGTGCTTGGGGAGGACGTGATCGATTGTGGCCGTATCCTCTGTTAATTGTCGATCACAGTAAGCACATTTCCATCCCCACTCTTCAAAAATATGTTGACGGAACTGCCGACGGGCCAGCTTGGGGGTCAGAGCGACCAGATTGACCAGGAGGTCATCTGCACAGAGATACATGATTGTCACGCAACCATAACAAAACTGTATGGTGCAGACATCTCTCCAGTGCGCTAATATTTGTCCACTAGTCGCTGTGCCGGAACGGTCTACGGATCGCACTTAAAATGCGTCGGGAGTATTCTCCCTTGTGGGTTCGAATCCCACCAGCGACACTTAAGTTCATATAGTTTAAATTTCCGCAGACTTAGTTTTCTGCGTGAGCATCGAAAAAACTCGGGTGTCTAATAAGAGAGCGCGTGAGGCTAGGCGCCAGTGGTATCAAGCTTTGCTAGAAGAGCGCCAATGTGAGCTCTGTGGTGAAAGTGATCCGGTCACGTTAGATTGGCACCACCGAGACCCATCTCAAAAGGAGTACTCGGTTGCCAAAATGTGGAAACATCGTGGCAGGCAGTCAATATTGGATGAGATCGCTAAATGTCAGTGCCTGTGTTCCAACTGTCACAGGAAGGTGCATCGCGATCTCAGGCTTCAATCTATCAAGCCAATGTGACGCAGAAATAGCTCATCCTCTTCGTCGGCTGGATCGTATTCTGCGTCTTCTAACAGGCGAAGAATAAAATAACGGATACGATCAGTAACCCACCGAAGATCTTCATCTGAAACTTCACAGACGATGGCATCCAAACGGAGCTCTCGGGATGGCTCACGGATGTGATCCGCTAACAACTCAAGAGCTCGGTAGCGTCCTCGGTTTAAATCTCCCAGCATTTCATTCCATCGCTGCAATTAATTTATTTTTGTCCTCTTCGTCCTTGACTTTCTCTTTAAGAATACCAAGGATCTCCAGAGCACCCTGAACTTTCAGATACCCTTCTTTTGTCGTGATCAAAGAAGATTCCGCGCTACGGATTTCCTTTGCCAAGCTTTCGAGTTGAGTACGGAGACCGTTCTCCAGATCGTCGATTGAATCCAGCATCGTCATCAAAATTTTCTAAGAGTCTAGCTGATTACTTTTTCAGTAATTTAAATCCATACCAGCACCAGCCATTTGCTCCGCCATCTGGGCAGAACCGGGGTTCGAAATTCTTGAACGAATACCTGAGATTACGCCCAACAGTAGGCCCAGTCTTTTCCCAACCACCGTTGACCATATCCAGTTCTCCGTACGGATCTTGAACTAGCCAGCTTTTAGAATCGTATCCACTAATAACCACGAAGTGGCCGCCGCCAGTAGGAGCAGAAACAGCTCCATGATGAAGAATGCCGGCAGCAACAGGGAGTCCTTTGTCAATCTGGGCTTTGACAGCGTCATCATCTGCAGTTGTTGTGAACGTAGCACTTACACCCAACTCAGCAAGTGCTCGATAGTGAGGCTCGCGGTGAGTAGTGTCACCATATTTGTTGACGATCTTAAGATAATCGATGTCATCCTTGATCCCAGGTGTATCGATGTACTTCAGACACATTGCGATACTACTGGTCTGACACTGTCGCCAGCCTTCTGGGCCGTTGTCCCTTTGATAAAAGTAGGGGAAATTACGGAGATAGCGAAGATCGCCGTCGACAGCATAAGGATGTATCGTGGTATCTCTTACAAGACCTTTCCAATGTTTGTCGAAGACCCACCATGTACCGAGTCCAAACGAAAACTCCAGTAGGGTGTGGTTATCTTTTCGGTCCAGAACTCTACAATTTCGATACGTTCTTACTCCAGGGACGATTGCCTTCTCGTCATTGGGTAGCTCAGGAGATGGTATCGGTTTTTTCTTTAGCCAAGTTTGTTGAATTGACGTAATATCAATCATCCCGGTCTTTGGGGTAGGAGGTTTCTTACAAAATAACTCGACCTCAGCCGAACGACGGCGTTTTAATCCCTCGAGAGACTTGCCATTTGCTTTATCCCAACGTGGCAATTCTGTTTTAGCAACACTGCAAGGATCTTCGCCACTATTTAACCTGCGTAAAAGCGTAGAAGACTCAAAAGCACCGACGCCAACATTGAAAGCAAATGCAACAAGAGCGTCAAACTGATTCTGTTCAAGTTTAATTTTTACGTTTTTGGAAATTGCTTCCTCGAAGCGGATTAAATCTTGTTTTAAAAGGTATTCCGCTCGGCTAGCTTTGATCTCCTGGCCTGATTTTACATCGGGACCTGTATGGCCGTAGCCAATTGTCCACACGCCAGCGGGACACAAATAACTCTTAGTCCGGAATCCTTCGAATTGCTTAATCAGGTCTACGCCTACTTGAGAGGTTTTCACGGTAACACCAGAACTTTCTCTAGTTTACCCTCTCAAGCTATTCTGCATTTCTAGATAGACTGATTAATGTCGTCAATACTCCCATCATCACTGTGATGGTTCGTGAATCAACATCAGTACATCCCATCGGAGCGGGGTCAATCTTTTCTCCTTGCTCTGTACCTACATATTTGGCATACCAAGGCCAGACTGTAGGTAGCACATAAAATCGACAAGCACCCCATTGGAGGACAGATACAATAAGAATGGCTGTAGCAGTACCAACAATCGACCGCCACAGCCAGTTTGTCATTTCTTTAAAAACGAAACCTATTCAATAACAATACTTTTAACAACCCAATCCAAATCTTCTTCAGACCACACATACCAGCTATTTTCTGGCAATTCCTCAATTGGCATAGGAACTGGAGCAACCCAATCTGTAGTGATTGCATCAAGAGTCCAGCTTGGATAAGGTTGAGGAGAAATAAAAGCTTCTAAAGATTCATCGTATTTATAGCCTATGCCTGCATACCGTTGGCGGATATTGCCGTTATAACTGGTTTGTACCCAGTGCGTATCCGAACCAAATAACTCTTGGCAGAAAACAATACCTAAGTCTTCAACTTCAGTTCCGGTAGCATCTTTGATGATTTCATTGTTGACAACAATCACCTGAGTAACGATGTTGTTTTGATCCAGCTGCGCGAAGTGTGCCATCAGAAAGTAATGCTCCCTGAGCCGTTGAATTGGTAGATGCGATAACCACCGGTAACAGTTACGGTTGGGCTACCTGTCGTTGCTGATGCGGCGGGGAAAGTATCTGCATAGCGAATAATTACGACACCAGAACCGCCTGCGCCGGATGTGCCACTACTTGTTCCACCGCCGCCGCCGCCCAGATTCGCTGTACCTGCGGTTGCGGCCCCAGCATTGCTACCAGCACCGCCGCCACCACTACCGCCAGCACCTGGACTATTTGCACCGCCACCACCACCCCCGGCATAGGTGACTGATGAGCCTGTAATGCTAGAAGCTAATCCAGCACCCCCTGCTCCACCTGTTCCAAAACCTGCATTCCCACCAACAGCATTTCTACCTCCACCGCCGCCGCCAGAAACACTAGTTTGTTCACCAAGGCCTCCATTACTTCCTTGGCCGACAATACCTGGGCCTCCAGCTCCGTTAAATGATGCTCCACCACCGGAACCTCCATACGCTCCACTTCTTGTGCCATTAAGTGTTCCGCCGCCGCCGCCGCCCTTAGAATCTATAGAAAAAGCCAATGAACTAACGCCATCGGTCCCACTTACATCCTTGGCGCCGCCAGCACCACCTCCACCTACCGTAATTGTATAATTTACACCGCCTGTAACGCTAGTTGTACCAGTACGCATACCGCCTGCACCGCCGCCACCACTACCGTCTCTCCCGCCGCCTCCACCGCCGCCACCGACGATGAGATACTCAACGCTTGATGGCGCTAACGGAGGAACAAATCCAAGTAAGGCAGCTTGGATAATTGACATCAGCTCAATCCCGCTCCTGAGATCACAAACGTATTACTAGCTACGCACAGCACAGTGGCAACCCCATACTGGGCCAGTGTTCGGTTCCCTGTGTTTGCAGTTCCGGCTTGGCGAAGAGTGACCGAAACACCTTGAGTAATTGTTTGATTACCGCTGCTGTTGTTGTAAATGCTAATCGCATCTCCAACAACAAACACACCAGCAGGCACTGTAACGCCTCCGGTGGTGATACTAATATGTTTTCCTACATCAGCAGTCGCTAAAATATACGCACCTGTTTGACTATTTTGCGGGATATCACGAACGTCTCCTTTGCTGTCATTAATATTGCCAGAAAAAGTAGCACTAGCCGAGGTAATTGTGACAGCATTTGTACCAGCGCAAGCCACTCCTAATTGATTGGCCGCTGGATTGTAAATTCCAGTATCTAAATCTGTATCAAAGGTAATACTAGGAACTGCTGCTGTTCCACTCGGAAAGTTTACTCCAACATTGACATAATCAGCGCCAGCAAGAATCACACCGAAGAAATCTTCTCCAGTGTTAGGCGCAGAGCTAAAAATAATATTGCCACCACTTAAACGAAAACCTTCACTTCCGGTATCATCCGGCCGCTGTAACACACCACCAACAGAGATGATGCATTGATTTGAGCGTGCTGGATTCGGGACAGGTGCTACACCACCGACAGTCAGTGCAAACGAAGTGGTTACACCATTGAAGGAGCCACTAATGTCATCGATGTTGGTATAGTTGGGATACGCAACCTGAAGATCCTGACCGATATACACAGTGTGTTTTCTCCGTTTAAATTTTATTCTACTTTAAATTAGACCGAACAGCTCTTTCAGCTCCGCCACAGTCAACCCAGCCGCTTCTAGCTTCTGCTCAGTGGTGAGCACTGGGGCGGGTTCAGGTTCAGGAGCAGGCAAGGGGGTGTTGCCTTCATCGAGCCACGTCAGGTACGCCTGGTAGTCGGTGTTGGCGGGGTCGGGTGGGATGAAGGCGTTATCGGAGAGGCGCTGGATGGTGTCGCCGGTTGTGAGTTGGTACATCGTCATGGGTTACAGCTCGCTTGAGACAGAATAATTAACTTCACCCCAGACCGGATCGCCTGTAGAGCCGTTAACAGTAGCCTGAAACATTATCGTAGATACACTTGTAGAATTAACAGCGATTGCTCCAAGTCTGTTTGAATCGTTTTGGGTTGTACTTGTAATTACGCCAGTTGGGGCTGCTCGCATTGCGAGATAATCGCCATACCAGTAAACACCAGCTGCGTTTTTTGGGTATGTTTCCCTGTAGCCTGCTCGCCCTGTCTGGTAATACCTCTGACATAACGCCAGCTCCTGCCCGTAGCTCCTGCGCTCAAACGGGGTGGCGACGGTGCCGGGTTCGAGTTGGACGCCCGTGATGTAGAAGGTGGCTCCGTTGGTGGCGATCCAGTCCACTGAGGCAGACGTAGCTAGGAAGTTGCCCGTGCTCCAAGACCCCGCCGCTGCATCAGAAGAGCTCCCGGCTCCCATGCACCAAGTAAGGAAGCAGAATACCGAGTTATCAGTGAGCCAGGTTCCACTCGTGTCGCCAGCGATGGATAGTGTTTTGTACTCCCAGGTGTTGGCCGCGTTAATCGCATAAGTCGCGACATACGACCTGGTTCCGTCGTGGTTTCTAACAGAAACCGAAAAAGTCCCAGTGACACTACTGCGGACCCAGAACGAGAGCGTGACGGCGCTAGCACCTGCAGCACCCCATCCAAAATCAGATCCATTAAAGCCTTCAATGACTTGTCTGATTTGATATTGATCTCCAGAAGCTATAGAGGGGTCTGCCGTGGTGACCGTCGCAAGCAGACTGTTTGTAAATCCAGAGGGGGCTATGGTTGAACGCTGAATACTGAAGGCGCCGCCGCCACTGACGTAATAACCCCAACGGTCAAGCGAATACCCGCCAGCTGTAGCTGTCCCGGTAGAAACACTCGCCCCATTATTCCTCTGATCAATCCGCATATCCCCGTTGATGATGCGGTTCCTAGAGCCAGCAAGCGGCCCGTTGTTTAACGCGGAAGTTTGAACATTACTAACCGAACCAATCGAACCATCAATACGAAAAAGATTAACATCGGTTAATGACATTAGCTACTCCTCCTTATGGTGTCTGCTCAAGATAACTAACTGTCAAATCAATCGCCGTTGCTGTTCCGCATCTCGCCTGAAGCTTATCACCTGCGCCTAAAATCACTTTATTACCACTGATGATCTCCAACGAAGAGCCAGCAGGAACCGGAGCATTACGAATCAGATAAACATCGTCTCCAGTGCTCCTATCAAGGTACAGATCGACATCAGCGCTGGTGCCTGTCTTGTTAGAAGCTAATGCGCTAAGAATAACCAAAGTGGCAGACGCACCAGCGGTTACAACAGTCGCAGTTGGATCTGTGATAACAGCTGTTACCAAGCTAGATTTGGTATTGTTTTTAAATGTGCTTGCCATTTAACTCAGAGCAACAATAAGGGCAAGGTTATCAGTAGAGGTAAACGTACCTGCAACAGTGAGTGCACCTGAAATGGTCACGTTACCAGGAATTGTAACAGCCCCTGCTGAATCAATTGTAAGCCTAGCAACACCGCCGGTAACTAAAGCGATCTGGTCGGCACCAGGGCTATAAAGACCTGTGTTTGGGTCTCCAGCAAATTTAAGTGCGCAGCTACTTAAAGACCCAAGCGAGAATGCTGTATTTGTGCCATCTTCGCGAAGCAAAGGAAAGCCACCGACCTGCACGGCATCATGAACCACACAGGTCTTCTTAGTGGTATCAACTGTTACCTCACCGTCCGCACCAGTGAAGGTAGAAGTATCTCCCGTCGTACCTCTTCGAAATTGTACCTGGGTAGCCATGCTTCCTACAATTATTCCCCTATTCTAACTCTACATCTACGGTGCATTCAAACACAACTATTAGCTGCTTTAGAATAATAAAAAGTCAAACCGATAAAAGTGACGCCAGAATTAATTGTGGCTGTTCTTTCTGGCAGTGCAGGCGCGTTTGCCGGTTTATCGCGAGCTTTAGCCAACTTCAACAAAAAAATCGAGCGTCGTTTTGAAGTAATTGAAAAAGATCTCGATAATTTTCAGGATCGTGTTATTCGCGATTACGTTTTAAAAGAAGATTTCCTAAGGGAAATGCAAGCAGTCCATACCAAACTCGATCGAATTCTGGATCACATCCTGAATCATCCACGCTAATCAAATTGCGACCCAGGCGGCTGTCGCAGCGTTATACATAAACAGACCTGGGACTAATTTATCGTAGTGAAGCTGACCATCTACGGGATTAGCTGGCTTGTTATTGAAATTAGAAACTACCGCTTTCGTGGTTTGCCAATTGGTCCCGTCATACAATTTGTGAATCTGCGTGCTTGACGTATCTAACCACGATTCACCACGACTGAACGAACCAAAACCGACACTAGGTGTGTTGGGAGCAGTCGCGCCCACAAACGTAGGCCCAACTTTAATCAGGCCGGTGGATGGAGAGGCTGTGCTATCTGCGAAGTAAAGTCCTGGATCACCAGGGTTGTTATTGATCGCAATCTCTGCTGTCCCTAAACGAATTGGGAACGGGCGATCATATAAAACGCTAGAACGGCGCGATAAAATCTGTACAGCCATAACTACGAGTTAATGTAGAAACCACCGTCAACCACGGTGTCTTGTGCAGTCAAAGGAGAATATGTGTCACAGTCTATCGTACTTGTAGCAGATGGGGGTTCAACTGGGTTGCCATTTAAATAAGTCCCACCAAAAACTAAACCGAACTCAAAATCAGGTACATAATTAATAAGAGGCTCATCCAGCATCCCAAATTTTGTATCTTGAATCTGAGTTGGTTGTAAATTTAATAGCTTGCTCATCATATTGAGCATCCGATTTGTTGTATTTACCTCAGTCCCAGCACGATCAATTTCGCCCTCAATATTCCGTCTAATACTGTCCGTCATCATCATGGTCAGCAATTGGGGATCATAATCCGCGACCTGTTCGGGTTGGTTTCTAGAACCAGTAATCGATTTACCTCCAGTCCACTTCATCCCTTGCTGCATCATCACAAGACGTTCAGCACTTTGGTACAGACGCTCATTCTCTTTTCGAAAATTCTCATAAAACTTATCTAAAGCAACACCGACAGGTTTATCATTCGGTTCAAGAATCCAAGACTGGACAAAATCGTGTTCCCGTAAATTGCTAACAGTTACATAGCCACCCGTTGATTTACTAAAAGGGTAAATAACAACAAAAGTATTTTTATCAGGGACACTTGTTATGGTGTATTGGCCAGAAATAGCGTCTCCACTTGTGAAATCAAGTTGAATTCTTGTATTAGCAAGCAAACCGTGATCTGAAGCGATTACGGTAATATTTGGTCCCGATTGAGAGTAGGTAGCGGCAAGTGCGATAGGCTCATTTCCTTCATCGTGAAGAATAGAAAACATGGCAGCATAAATATGCTTGCACCAGCGGATTTGGTAATAGTACAGATTTGGATATGAAAACTCTCTCTTGTCTTGATAATCCGGTAGCTGATAAAAATTACTGGTTACTGTATAGCCTAAATCTGAGAATACGCCAGGGTCGTCTCTAATCTCACTAATAGTGTTGTCATCGTTCTGGAGATCTCCAGGCTTCGTAGACGAGATTGACGTGACCGGAAATCGTTTTCCTGTGCGCTCGCTGTACAAATTATAACTATCTCGGCGCATAAAATCTTGACAGGAGCACTGCCAACGAAGGTCCGTCGTTAAAAAACGCCCAACCTCAAATCCACGAGTTGCTGGTACGTCAGTTATGTATTTTGTATTTACAGTGCGAGTACCATAGCTATCGTCCCGCTGAAAAATAATTTCATTGGTACTTACGTCAACGCCAGTAACTGTGTACCCGACATAATCGTCGTAACGAAAGCCTGGAATTAGTCGATTAACAATAAGAGTTCCGCTTGTAAGACCACTATCGATTGTCTCAAAAGTTAATTGCGTACTACTTGTGACCGTAATGACATATTGACCTGACGAAACAAGACCCGCTGTAACGGCTACAAATATCTTATTACCTGTCGACAAGCCGTGTACTGCTGTACAATTCACGGTGACCGTAGAACCAGTCCTGGAGTAAGTACTAAAAATGCCAGGATCTCGCTCTACGACGCGATCTACAAGGCGTTCACCCGCAAAGAAACGAACAGGTGTTGGAATAGAACGTAAACGTACCCGAGAAGTAGTCCATCGTGAATCGTCGAATACAGTCGAAAGATAATAAATTAGATTCCCGCTGGTAGTGAAAGGATTTGTTGCTGTGACTGTGAATGTATTTTGAGTCGTGCTAGTAATAGTTAGCGTTTCATCGACGGCTGCCCCAGTCTGGTAATCTAAATAAACGCTCTCGCCTACCAGTAAACCGTGGTCACTCCGTGAGATGGTTACTGTCGTACCTGATTGCGAATAAGTGGCAGTTACTGCTGCTCCTAAATAGCGTACGGCAAGAATTGGAAGACCAAAATTGTAAAAATTAAAGCCATTAGCATCACGCATGCCAACAATTTGTTCTCCAATCTCTTTATCTGTCGTTGGAAACGTGAAAACACGCGCAGGGATAAAGACACCAGGGAATTGTTGAAATGTACAATACATCCGGAAGTCGCCTCTTGATCGGCGTTCCTCCGCGAATGAACCTAAAACACTTTGTGTAATTGTATAAAGTTCATACCCACGTCTCCACCTTGTCCAAAGAGAGTCATAATCATAAAAACGAATACGACTCTTTAATTCAGTATTTTTGGGTAGGAATTGAAATTTTTGTGTCTCTTTTGCATAATCCGGAACTGCTTTGAACGGGTTCTCGTCAGGAAATTTTCCAAATTTGGCACCATTAAAAGTCTTCTTCGATGGGGGATCGAATCCGCCAACGTTAAAGGCCATAATGTTGAATCAATAATAGCCAGCTTGGACGCCGACGTAAAAACCACTGGTCAGTGACGTATTCCCAGAAACGGCAGCGTACAATGCCTGGCCACGCTGGAGCATCAGTCCCCGCATCTTAGGTGCCGTGGTGCTGTACGCACTCGTAAAGCTATCCCCAGCCTGAACAACAGGATGATTGATCAGAGGGAGAACATTGTTGGTCGTCAGACTGTAAAACTGATTTTCATAGGTTGCAGGGACACTGGCAACAAATAAAGGGAACAGCTGGTTAGTGTTTGTAATTGTCCCCGTATTTACAAGATAAAAGCAAATATCTACTGGCAAACGGCAGCTAACATTGCCTGTGATCGGACCAGAAACGCTGGGAATCGTTCCAGTGAAAGTTGTTGGCGTGACCGCAGTAACAGGTACAGCTTGATCAATCGGAACGGTACCTGAACTATAAGAAGTAAAATCTAAATAAACTTTCTGACCGACTTGCACATTGTGGCCACTAGAAATAGTAACCACAACACTTGTTCCGTTCGCAGAATAAGTACCGGTTGTCGCTGCTGCTGCGTCAATAAATTCGATATTACGTTTTGAATATTGAAGCCAAATCTCATCAATATATGCACCACTGATTGATGTATCAGTTAAAGCAGAGTCTACATCAAATACTTTAGTCGCGTTACCGACGGCAGTTGGTACCAAACTGGTAGAAAATGCTTGGCCAGACGCAACGGTCAATAGAGTCGATGACGTTGCCGGCCTATCGACCATTGCAGGCTGCTTGTTACTTGATGACGAGGCCAACTCTTTTACCTAGACGCAGTTGAATTTATTGTAGCGCAGCTGCCTTTTTAGCTGCCTTTTGTTTTTTCTTACTTTCCAGCCAAATTTGAAAATACTGTAACTCAGCTGGAGAGTACAGATCAGGATGCTTCAGGGCGTCCTTTACCAGTTGCTTTTTCTTTGTCATGGCGCCGTCCTCGCTTGCTTTCTTCCAGTCTAACGCGAGCTTTCTTTACGGCAGAACGACGACGCTCTTTATCACTACCTTCTGTTTCGGTACCTTTGCCGCCCTCTTCATTTTTCTTCTTGAAGTGGGCCAGCAACTCAGGCGGCATGGATTTTTTCTCGGTCATTTTAAATACCGCTAATGTCTAGATTGCGGAGCTCTGCACCGCCAACAAAGGGTGGAGGTAACGTGGGAGGCTGTCCAGTACCTGACACTAAGTCTATTCCAAGTGCGCTTCCAGCCTTACGCCTAGGCTCTCGAGATTCCGCAAATTTCTCTCCGCCTGAATAGCCTGGGCGTTCATAAGGCTCTTTATCCCGATTTAAACCGTAATAATATCCCAGTCTTGTTGTTGGTTTAACCACCTCGTTTCCTCCGGGAAGCTAATTCGACAGCACGGCGTGCTTTCCTGGCCCGTTCAGTATTCGAAACAAATTGTTTCCCTTCTCTGGATTCCCGCTGCTTCTTTTCATCAGTCCGCTGACGCTCCTCTGGTGATAACCTTGCCCAAGCTTCACGAGGTAGATAGCGTTCCGTGCTCTTTTGTCCGGGTTCAATTGCTTTGTCGGTCATCACTCTCCTTTAATTGATCCGCCATACAACCAAGCATCACAAGTGCGAGCACTGGCGCATTTAAATTTAAATAGCTGACAATACCCGAGATCTGCTCTTTCTAAAACATCAGTAGGATCTGCAGCTTGCGATTCGTTGATTCCCTCTAAAATACACTCCAAAAGTTTATTTGATTGATCAAACGCAGCGCAGTTCCCACATAAAGCTGTTTGAGCAGTTTCTACATCTGTGTTCCAAAGGTCAGCTTTTTTCTCCCAAAACCCAGGATCAGGGTAGTCAGGATTCAGTGGGCCGTACCTAAAGTTGTCAATCGTCCAGTTACGGTTTTTTAGATTCTCTTTAATGTCAAGAGTTGCCTTGGGGCAAGCCGGACCAACTGCAGAAACAGTTTTATTCAATAAAATAGCGGCTTTTGGGTCCATCCTCAAGCTGCAGCAACATGGAAGGTAACCGTGGCCGCAGTTCCACCTGCTTCAGATACAAATACTGGACGAATAAACTTCACGGGCCTACCAGCTACGCTCAGGCTGTAAGTACCGTTGGCAGTGTACTGCGTACTGGCAATAATAGGCGCAAAATTGGTTCCGTCAATGCTGCCCTCTAATGAAACGTTAACACTTGTGTTAATCGTTGCAACGATTGTGATTAACGTGTAATTGGAGGTAGAAAAAAGATTGTTCTCTGCAACCTGGATGGTGTTGCCGTTACCAGGGGCAGTCAAAGCTGTCCCAACATTAAAAATTGTGTCTGAAAAGGTGGTGTTGACGGACATCTCTGTTTAGTACCCTGTAGTAAATTCTAAAGCTACTTGCCTTTCTTCTCGTATTCTTCTTTTGTCATCCAATCCTGTTCACCCCAACGTTTGAGTGACTTTTGCCCTTCAGTCTTTTCACCCTTATAACCACCACCGCGTTTTTTATACGCTTGTGCTAAAAGTTGGGCCTTCCTGGCGCTCCATTGACCCGGTTTACCACCTTTAGACCCTGCTTTGATTCGAGCTTTTAACCGCTCACGCAGCTCTGGTTTTGTATAAGCCATTTTAAGTCATCAATTGGGGAGTTTGCCCAAAGGCTGCGGTTAACAGCGCTGCCGGATTAATCATCGACTTAACTTGCGGTTGTTGTGTGTATAACGAATCCTGAATATATGACGATAAAAAGTCGGCGCCAGGTTCTTGTTCTTTTTTCCTTCCGCCCATGACGTAAATATACGTATCACCCCCAGAAGAAACGGGCTGCTGTGCACTGGGAGCAGGAGCTTGTGACGCGATCTCGGCCTGTTTCCCACCCTTTGTATGGAGCAACCGAATTTCGTAGGGCTTACCTTCTATATCGGTAGTTCGGATTGTACCGTATCCTTTACCAGGAGTAAAAGTCCCTGGGCCTTCCCAAGTAAGTGGAGTTTTGGCGCCGATAGCGTAATCCTGCCCCATGTGCTGGGTTGAAGCACCAGCAACAGGAGCAGCGCGTTTACCAAAAGGAGAGGTGATGGTGAAGCCGGGTTTCCATTCCTCTCCTTGTTTTTGCCAGAGCGGTTTACGCTCCTTACCAACTTTTAAACGTGTAAGAAGGGAGCGGATGCTGCCAGGATCAATATACTTTCCATCTTTAAGCACACGGACATCAAGATGCGGTCCGGTCGTCGGGAAAATATCTTCGCCAGGGGCGGCAACATAACCAACGTCTAGCAATGAAGACATTAATTTTCTCCTCCTAAGTAATTAGGAGTTTGGAACACTGCTTTCGTCAAAAGAGCAACAGGGTCGATTCCAGTTTCTAATTTTTGTTTAGGAATTTCTGTTAACGAAGCAAGGTTAGAAAGTCCCTGGAATCCTGGTTTGAATTTATCGGTGTAACCGCGCAAGAAGTCTAATCCGGGATCCTCTCCGTAGATAATGTAGGTGTTTCCTTTAGGTCCAGTAGCTACCTGCTCAGGCTTCTGCTCGGTTGCTTGCTGCCCTAGCTGCTGAGCAGCTTGTTGAGCCTGCGGCAGAAACTCTTTATATTTACCACTTTTATAAACAGACCAAGCACCGAGACCCTGGCTACCAAGAATATTCTTGGCGGCTCGGATATTTGTGACAGGATCAAAAAGTTCTTTTTCGCTCTTTAATCCGAATTGCTTCATCCTGGCAGGACCAAGTCCACCATACATGTTTACCTGGAACAAACCATACGATTTGTCCAGCCCAGTGGGGTTGAAGGCTTGCGTGCGCCCTCCAGATTCTGCCAGTGCAATGGCAGTCATTGTGGGAATCTTTTCTTTATCGAAACCCTGTTGCTGAAGCAGGGATGCGATTTCTTGGGCTTTGAGTTGCGACATGTTTTTATACCTCGTTACAGCATCAGCGGAAGTTGGTTTCAAACATAAGCCGAGTACCGACAGCAACATCGGCAGGGCCAGGAAGCGCTTGAATGAATTCAGCGCCTTCCCGGTTGAATCGATACCGAGCTTGCTCGGGATTTCGATAATTGGGGACATAAAGATGTAGGGCTAATCGATCCGTCTCGTATATGTAAATTGCCGTCCATGTTTTCAGCGTGTCCCTAAAATCTGAAGTTGCAATCGTACGGTCAACGTCACCGGCAATACTCTCAATACGACTACGAGGAACAGTATTATTATTCACGCTGCCAGTCATGTCAGTGCGTTTTTCAGCTTCATCGCACCGACCGATCTGTTCGACAATTTTCGAATACCAGAACGAATCCGGGATGTTTTGGACAGCTTCCTCAAGACGCGCCAGGTCACCTGCCGGAATGGACGTGGTGTTGTAGCCCAGGTGCCAACGAACCTTAGATTTGAGGAAATTATCGAGTTGCATTACTCAGAAGAATGCGTTACGGGTACATGAGGCCTAGATGTACCCAGTAACACACTAGCACGCGCAAATTATCACTCTACGCGAATCAAATTGTCCTTAAAAATCTCATCCCAATCAACTCGTTTAATAGATTTCAACTGCTCCAATCTCTGAAACTTCTCAGTTGGCAGCGAAAGCTGTAGATCTTTAATGTCGCGTGCTGTTTTCAGCCCCACACCAGGAAGTGCATCTGCAATCTGGCGTGCACTTGCGGTGTTGATGTTAATACGCGTGTCGAGCGGGAATGTCTCTTTCTTTGTTGGCTTGGCTGGGCGAACCCCTTCTGCCTCCAACTGCGCGGTCAAGCGCTCTTCTGTTTTAATCTGTTCAGTAGTGGCTTCTAGGTGTGGCACTAGATCAGATTCTTCCACATACAGAACCTCATCCTGGGAGTCAAGGCACATGACGATTCCGTCACCATGCTTTGATACCATTTCCACCAGACCACCGGTAACACGGTATTGATACAGCATCTGTGTAATTATTGTCTCTGCTTAGCCTAACAAACTACATCCACAACTTCAAGCAAAGACAAAAAAACGGGCTCCGAAGAGCCCGTCCTTTATTTGTTAATTGATCAGCTGTCGCTACCGCCGACTTGAGAAGCGAAATCAATAAACTCATTGATGTCTTCCCAAGCAACAGCAGCTGCGGGACGCAGATAATTCACGCGGCAGATGATGTAACCGGCCTTACCAGCATCCTTATCAGCCTGACTGATGAACACACCGTCACCATCCACAGTGGTGGAAGTGACAGCGTTCACGTTGAACACCTTGAAGGTGGTGTCCGCAGTGACGCGGTAGAACATCGAGTTGGCAAAGTCAGCAGCCACAATACCAGCGGTAGTGACGCTGGCAGTGAACGGCAGGTCGGCAACAGTGGTGTCGCTCAGACCCTGAGCAAACAGGGAGCTGGTAGCAGAAATGATGGAGCTAGCAGCAGCCAGACCGTTGGCCTGGGTAGCGGGAACACCAAAAGGAACGCCAGCGTTGTTGGGACCAAGCAGCAGACCCTCGGTGCTGGTACCACCGATATCGGCGGTCACAGGCGAAGCGGGGAAGCCAGCAAGGCCACCAGCGGGGATGTCCTGAGCAATGGCGATAGAAGCGCCATAAATGTAAGCAGGACGAGCCGCACTGGCTTGCACCACAAGGGATGTGCGGTTGTCGCGCACACGGTCGTCAGTACGACGATCGGGGGAGGGCACGATGATATCGAAGCTCTTGTAAGAGGCTTTATCGGCGGCCAGGTTATCAATCTTGGCGTAACCGATCAGCTCAAAAGCTTCCACACCAGGCCAGCCATACACACCTTCGGTGTTGTAGGAGGACAGTCGGTTGATTTGATTACCGGGCTGGAGAATAGCGCCGGCCTCTTCTTTGTAAGCAGCCATTAGTTAGTTAACTCCTTTATCACTCAACGATGGTAAAGGCAGTGGTCACGAAGTCCTTATTCAGGTTCGCGAAACCAGCGTACAGCTGCCAAATCAGGATGATGAAGCGGCTGAAGTCATCATTGTTGTTGATGAGCACTTGAGCGTTCGGACCGCCGATACCCACACCAACAGCCTGAGGACCGAAGAACAGACCAGCAGGAGTGGTACGAGTCGCAGCGCCGCCACCACTACCGATGTCGACAGAGATGTTCTTGTCGGGGAAGTTGGTGGATTCGAAGAAACGCACACCTTCGAACACGAAGCCGGAAGGCATCACAGGTTCGCCAGCGACGAACTGAGCTTGGCCATACTGACCGCCACCATAAAGAGCAGCGTTGGGGGCCATCATACCCATCAGCGGGTTGGGCTGACCCATGCCAGGATAGCGAGCCACTTCACGGAAGCCCTGGTCAGCACGCAGATCCTTCATGAAGGAGGGATCGGCGATACAACGGTAGTAACCGTCAGCGAACACAGGAACGTTACGCTTACGCAGCTGCTTGACCACCTCAAGAAGGTCGGTCTTCACGTTGAACTTGAAGCGCTCAGAAGCGTATTC